GAGAACGCCCGCGCCGTCGAGAAACGTCTGCCAGATCGTTCCGTCTTTGCGCTTCTCCCAGAACTCGGCAACCCGGATCGATCCCTCCTTGACCCACGATTCGGCACCTTCTGGAGGCTCTGCCGATGTCGCGGATCCGTCGGGGTACTTGGCCTTGTAGGTGGCCTCGGGGAGGTCAACGTATACCGTGCAGTGCCGCATGTCCGAGAGGTTGACGGCCTTCGCCTCGCAGTCGGGAACGACGTGCAGGGGGTTCAGGATGCGCTCGTAGCGGATCTGCGGGGCTCCGGTCGCGTCCTGGCCAAGCACCACGCGGTAGGCTCCAAAGCCTCCGGTTGCCATGCACTTGACCGCGGCCGCGCGTGCAGCTTCAGCGCCTCCGGTGATCTCGATTGCCCGGATCATGCCTGCCCGGAATTCGGCCATCTGCTGGGATGCGCCCTGGCCCTGTGCGGTCACATGGACCGAGTACGCCTTCGAGGTGATGGCGTTCGAGACGCGCCGGATGATCGGGCCGCAGACGTTGTAGGTGATGCGCGGGAGCTTGTCGGAGCCGCGGCGCGCCCATTCCTCGCCGTCCCACTGCTTCTCCCCACCGAGGACAGCGAACTCCGTGTCATCCTGGTAGGCTCGACGCTGCCGGGCGCGCGCCTCTAGGTCGGCGTCGATCGTCTTCCGGATTTTCTCGTGGTTCGCGTCGGCCATGTTTCCAAAAATACGCTAATTTCCCAAATTCCGCAATTCACCAGCGTTTCGGGATCACAATGGGCGCGGAAGATGGTTTGGCGTGTCCGAAAATCAACGGCTCGACGGCGTAGCGCACCGCATCCCACCCGTGGTTGTGCGCGTCCACGATCTCCGGCCTGATGTCCTGGGTCAATCGGTCGACCTTGTGCGCCCAAAGGCGCGCTTCGTCCATGAGGTGCGGGCAATCGGGGTGGATCACGATCGAGTCATGCGACCGGAGCCACGCCACGCCATCTTCGACAGACCCGGGCCACTTGCGGCACGAAAGCGCTTTCGGATATCCGTGGTTGCGCAGATATGAAACCGACTCCGGCCGGGAGTTGTCGCAGCGAAGCGCGTGCTTCTCGGCCTCTGGCAGGTTCGCCAGGAGGTCGGGATACCGATCGATGTCCACGGCAATCCCGCGGGCCTCTCGCCGGATGTAGAGGCTGTTGGCGTGCCTCCATACCTCGACGGCGTGTGTCGGATCCTGGGAGAAACCGAAGTCCATTCCGAAATATGGGCCGTCCCACGAATCCTTCTTCGGCTCGAAGCGGTCAACGCACCACTTGCCGCGGAGGACCTGGACATCCGAGCGGGACACGGGCTGGCCTTCCCAGATGTGCAAATAGGCGTCCGGGTCTTTCTGCGCCAGGTGGTCCTTTTCAATTTTGAGGGAATCAGGGAACCATGGATTATCCCGCCAATTCACCTTGAGCACCAGCGCATTCGGCGGAGCGTTTTCGATGAACCGCTGGTAAGTCGGGTCTGTCTTTTCGCGCGGGTTGAAGGAAATGAAAATCTGCGCCCCTGAATATCCTCCGCTCGGCATTTTCATTCCGCGGCCGCGAATTGTCGGGATCAGAATATCCCACGACGCTTTCGATACCGTCTCAGCCTCTTCGACCCAGCACCAGTCGACGCCTTCGGCAGATTTGATTTTGGCCGGATCGGTGCGAATGCCGGCGAACGTGATTTCCGAGCCGTTGGCGTGGAAGATCCGTTCCCGCTGGACGGTCCATCCAGGCAGTCTCATTTCCTCGATCTGGTTCTCTAGGAGGCGGTGCACCGAGTCGGCCAGGGATTCCTGTGTCTCGCGCACGCAAAGCCCCTGTAGGGGCTGCTGGGAGGACAGCAAGAGCCGATCGCGGGCGATGGTCCACGACTTCGAGGATCCGCGGCCCCCGTAGATCACGAAGAACCGATGCGTCTCCCGAAGTCGGGCCGCCCATCGCGGCATCTTGATATTATTCCTTGGGGGCGTCAACGTATTCAACGGTCAGAGAATGCTGGATCGGATCACCATTCGGGCCGGAATGCGTGTTCTCAACCTTCGAGTTTTCGCGCCAGTCGTGCGGGAATCGTGCAGCCATGGAGCGGGACCAGATCGAAGCATTGATCTTCACGCCTCCGGGGGATTCAAACATTCCTTCCCGGCCGACTTTCTCCCACCATGCCTGGGAAAACGCCTTGGCTTGCGTAAAGGCTTCCATAAAGTCGGGATGCGCTGCAGGCCACAGAGTTTCGAGCGTGTTCCTTGCAACTCCGATTTCTGCGGCCATTTCGACAACGGACGCCCCGGTTTTGCCTAATTCCACGACTTTATCACAAAACTCGGGCAAATAGTCGGTTGGCCTCCCCCATGCCATCACCGGCCCCAATTCTGTTCGGGAATGAACCCGGCGACCGTCTCGACTCTGCACCCCGTCAGTGCCCCGTATTCGGTGCGCGTGACGCCCTCCCATCGCGAGGAGCATCGAGCGGTCGCAATCGCGTGCGTCCCCCAGATGATGCCAGCGCACGCTGCGGCTATGAGGATGGTCCCGGTGACGACTCCGGCGATCTCGTCTTTTTCCCGTTCGGTCATGCCCTAAATATACGGCCGAATCCCAAAAAACGAAAACCGCCTATGTCGTGAATGCCATCTATTCACAGATCTAGGCAAAAAAAGATCCACCAGGCGCCAACCTAGCGGATCTTTTGCTCCATCGAGTAGCAGCTCGATGGGGCCGGATGTCGAGCCCACCCAATCGCTAAAAAGGGAGTCACAGACACAAAGGAAAGTAATCGATTGTAGACAAGAATGCAACAGCAAAAAACGAAAACGGCGACCATTCGCCAGGTCGCCGTTCTCTCCACACTTCGAAAGGATCGAAAACACACTCCCGCAGTACTGCCGATGCAGCAGGGTAAACCCCGCGATCGGCCCCCACAAGAACAGGGTTAAAGATGGGTGCAGGATCGGCGAATGTCAAGCGGATGTTTACTTGGACCTGTGCGCTTTATGGCAGCAGACGGCACATATCCATCATAACCAGGCGGGCACATAATCGGAAACGCCCTCACCTTACCGCAGGGACGCCCCAATAATCGGTTAACCTGCTCGGACGCATCCGAACCCGTACCGAGGGTCGAAACCGCCTCCTTGGCTCTCCATTGCGCCTTTGCGAGGTCGTTCATCAGTTGCGCCAGGTGCGGACCGATCTTGTTGCGGCTCTCGGTCCCGCTGAGGATCTGGAGCGCCTGGGTTCCGTCGGCATCGATGACGCCGCGCTTCCTGTGCCATCGGTAGGGCGGCTTCATCCATCCACCCCCACCCGATCCCGAGTCGTATCCATGTGCTCCATCTCCTTGGACTCATCCATGAGCACCCGCAACGCCACCTTGACCATGCTGCTCCACGTTATGCGGTGCCGGACCATGTAGGCGTCAACCTCCGACGCCATGCGCTTGCCGATGTAGACCGAGCGGACGTTGGTTGTCCTGGTCCATTGGACCGGAGTGGTGGGCGGAGGTGCAGGCTGTTCCATGTGACATAATATGCACCATGGAGGGGGTGGTAGGCAAGGGAATGCGGTTCTAAGCCAAAAAGCCAAAAAGCCAAGGTCTTAGCTCTAACCCCTCAAAACACCCCTACTTCTACCTTTTCTCTAGCTTTGGCTTATTGGCTTATATAGAGAGATATATAGAAGAAACACAGCAACCATGCGGGTTTGAGGCAAAGCCAAGTTTGGCTTTTTTCTGGCTTAAAGCCAAGAAACGAAGAGGCCCACCCATGGAGAAAGCCAAGGATGGGCCTCAAAAAGCCAACTTCTAAGCCAAAATCAGTCCCCTGCACCTCGGACGATCAGGTAGACCTCTCCAAGCGTTCCGGCCGGCCTCTGGTCGGCTGGGACTGACTGGAGCAGCCCGCACGACATGCACTCGGCTAGGGCTTCCTTGATTGCCGGGGTGTAGCTTGGCCCCTGGAAAGTGACCTTGCGCTTGATGCCGTCGACGATCTTCCTCTTCTCGATCATGGCCCCAACGCCACCTCCGGACTTGATGCAGTAGTCCATGACCTTCTGCACGTTGTCGCCCTGGTGTTCACTCACGATCTCCCCGGATTTGTACGCCTCCAGGATCCTGCGGCACGACATGTTGGCCACCTGCCAGGCCCAGTCCACATGGTCCTTGGTCACCACGGGGGCGCGGGGATTGTCCCAAATGGCCAGGACGGCGGCAATCCTTGGAGCGTTCTGCCGGGTGCGAGAAATGATCTCTCGGGTAATCTGGTCGGCCCCCGACTTGTATGCAGACCACGACGTAAACCATTCCTCGTTGTGCTTGTCAACCTCTTCTGGCCATGCGACAGCGATGCGCGGCACGTCCTCGGTTGTCCACAGGCCACGCATCTGCTCAATGCTGTCGTGTACCTGGTGCGGGATCGCCCCCAGCTTGGCTCGGTATCGATCCTCTCCAATGCCTGCCTCGATCATGACAAAGCGGGAAACAAACCCGCTGGCCGCAGTCTCTCCAGACAGAGAGGCCCACATGGTCGATGGGGTCGACTCTCCCACGATCGTGATTGACGGGCTTCGTATGACGTTGGGGATGCTCCCCTTGGTCGCACTGCCGCACCAAGTTGCACCCCTGGCGCTCTTGGTGTACAGGGTAAGGATTTCGCCCTGCAACGCCACCTCAGCGCCGTTTGCGTTGCGTCCAAAGACACGATGCATCCATTTCCCCATTTCCGGCAGTGGGATGATGGTCGACGGCGCCCGCTGTAGCAACTCGGAGAGCACCTGGCCGGAGGCGGGGCGAGGCCCGAAGATGTTACGCTCCTGGTCCTCCAGTTCGGCGTACTGGATTAACTTGGAGCACCCGCCCCACATCCATTCCTTGCCGCCCGCGCTGGGGGCAATAAGGCACATGTAGAGGTTCGTGCCGTCCTCCTTGGCGCTGTCGTTGTAGACCGAGCGTCCACAGACGCCAGACGCGAACGCCAGGACGGACACGATAGACGCCTGCGGGTTGTTGACCGTGTTCCCGGCCTCCAGCCACCTCGCCGCCATGCCAGCCACCCCAGGCGGGTATCCGACAAGATCCCGAGGCATCGGAGACGCTGGAGCTTCCTGCTTTGGAGTGCTTGCAGAATTTGCAACTACTCCCGAACGCTGCTGGCGTTCGGCGTTCTTCGCCTCGAACCGCTTCTTGCGCTCGCCGTGGAAATCCAGCCCGAAATCGGATGCGATGTGACCAAGCGACCCAGCCGTTACCCTGTCGCCGCTCACCTGCGGAAGCTCGCTAGTTTGCGCTGCGGTTCGCCTGCGCGGTACTTGGCACCGTTGGAGCACCATCGAATCCATTCATTTTCCATCCCGAGATCCTTTGCGATCATGCCGATTCGAGTCCAGTAGTGGTAGGCCACGTCTGGATCAATCTGGCTCAGCATCCAGACGAACGTGTCCTGCGTGGCCTCGTCCATCAGTTGTTTGGAGTCCATGGATATGCGCGTGGACATCGCCCGAGCGTCCTGGATGGCCACCGCGGTGCGTGCGGCTGG